GACTCGGTGACCGGCTCGCGGTTGCGATGCCAGTGGGCGACCAACAGCAGCATGGCCAGCGCCACGTCATCCGTTACGGGTAACGCGTTCTCCGGCGCATCGATCGGCAGCAGCCCACGCAGGTAGACTTCATCGCCGGCCGCGTCTGCCGGCGCGTCGTCCGGCAGCGTGACCCAGTACAACCGCCGCCCGGTCTCCTTCTCGACCTGGCGACGCGCCGCCCGGGCATACGCCTGGAGCAGCACGTCTTCTTCGGTTTCGTCCATCTCCAGCTTGCAATGCGGCTTGATCTGTTCAAGCGTCAGCATGGGCAGCCCTCCCGTTAGGCGGTCTTGCCCACCAGGTGCTTGATGGCGGCAGTGTCCTGCAGCACCAGGCCGAAGCGCACGAACGCCAGGAAGCCAACCTGGCCATACTCGGCGTAACGCTCCACCAGGCGCTTTAGGGTCAGGCTCCGCACCGCGCGCAGCACCAGTTCGTTGAAGTCGCCGGCATACATGAATTTCTTGCCGGCGCCGATATCGGCGATGGCCTGATCGATCACGTACTGATGTTTGAGGATGGTGGCCGGACGCTCGCTGTCGATGCCAGGCAGCCACAGCGGGCGGTTGTTGGCGTCCACCATTTCTTCCAGCGCCTGCAGCGTTTTGTCGTTGAACGCCAGGCGGAACTTGGCGGCCGCACGATACGCCGGGTCAATGGAGTGAATCAGGCTGTTGACCTCCTGCCAGGTGAAGCTGGTCGCCTTGGCGGTCATGGCACCTTGCGAGGTGGACGCCTCCAGGCCTTTCGGCTGCGCCGGCGCCTCGGCAGTTTCACCAGCGCCGGTGCCCTGGACGATCAAGCGGTTACGGGTGCGCGAAACGCGCTTACCGATGCGCCCGGCCAGGAAGGCTTCCATGTCGATACCCGAGTCCTGCAGCAGCTGCTCAGAGACGCGGATGATCTTCGAACTGATGGTGTGCGACCCAAGGGTGCCAATGCCGAACTCAACATCCTTTTCGCCGGCGACCTTGTTCTCGCCGATCAGCTCGCCTTCTTCCTCGCCGCCGTTGCTGGTGGCCCAGGCAATCGGTGCGCCGTTGTCGGTCTGCAGCAGTTGGCACACCGAAGCAATGCCGCCGTAGGTCACCAGCGACTCGATTACCCGCGCCTGCAGCGTGGTCGGCACGGTGAAGCCGCCCGCCTCGCTCGGGTTGGTGCCTTGGGCGCGCATCTGCAGGACCATGGAGCGCTGTTCAGTGCTCAAGCCCTCCATGCCGCCGCGCACCCAGTTGTCCCAGGCGCTGCGCTGCTCAGTGTCGGCTTCGTTCTGCGGCGCGTTGTTCGGACGCTCGCGGTCGAGGCTCTCGACAAAGCTTTGATCCTGGGCGCGCAGCTCTTCTTCGCGCTCGATCTTTTCCTTGAGCGCCTTGGCCTCGACCTTCATGGTTTCCCATTTCGAACGCACCTCGCCGGTCCAGCCATCGTCCGGGGTGGCGTCGTGCAGCGAGCGCATTTCGGCGGACAGCTTGTTATAGGCTTCTTTCAGTTGTTGCAGGGTCATAGCTCCCCCTTGGGATCACAGTTCAGTTAGGTCAAGCAGGCGCTCGCGGGCCTCGCGCTCGTAATTCGCGCGGGCTTCGTCGCCTTCGGTTTGCGCCTGCTTCCAGGCAGTCAGGGAGCGCTGGGCAGCGCTGGAATCGGGGTAAGCCGGGAACGCCACCGGCCCTACGTCGCGTAGTTCGGCGATCTTGAAGATCGTGCGCACGATCAGGCCGTCTTTCTCTTCGTGCCAGGTGTCGCCACCCTTGGCCACGCGCATGGCAAAGCTGCTGCCGCTCATGTCGCCACGGCGCAGCGGCTCGACCACCAGGTCGCGGATGGTCCGCGTGTTGGGCGTGTCGATTTCGTAGGCCAGGCCGCGTTCATCCACGGTCAGGCGCAGCGTGCCGCTGGCCGTGCGGCCCAGCAGATAAGTTGGGTCATGGTTGAACAGCGCCCGGGTGTCCTGGCTCAGCACGTCGTCAAACGCGCCCGGGGCGATGATCTCCACGAAGGTGTCGCCCAGCAGGTCGCTACGCTGGTTGAAGACAGCGGCATAGCCGGCGATCTTCGGCACGCTGCCTTGGTCATCCGACTGGACAGCGCGAAGCTCGCAATGCTGCGCCTGCAGCATGCGTTGTTCGAATTCACTCATGGGTTATTCCTGCTTCGTTACGGGTAACGGCTTGCCGTCGGCGCCGAGCAGCTGCGTGTTGACGTTGAGCAACATCGAGTCGAGGCCTTCCAGCTGGTTGAGGTCTTCCAGCACGCGCACTTCGTTACGGCTCATCCAGCCGTCTTGAATGGCGATGCGGTAAAACTCGGCGCGCTCTTTCGGGGTGCCGCGCAACAGGCCGGCCAGGTTGAACTTGACGTAATAGCCGGCCATGCGCTCGGCGCGGGTGAAGACGCGGCGGTTAATTTCTTCTTCCCAGTTCTTCACCCACGGCATGATCGTGTGGCGCACAAACTGGATGGCCTGTTCGCTGATGTTGGAAAACGTGGCCTTTTCCAGGTCGTTGATCATGTGCGCCGGCACGTTGAAGATGCTGGCAATCTCGCTGCGGGTCAGCTTGCGCGTTTCCAGAAACTGCGCATCCTCGGGCGCGATGGTCAGCGCCTTGTAATCCAGGTCGGCGGGCAACAGCAGGGTCTTGTTGTCCGACCGCTTGAGCCGTTCCACGGCAGCGCGCCAGACCGTTTTCAGGCGCTCCCAGCTGGTGTTGTCGAGCTTGCCGTCTTTGACGGTGACCAGGCCTGTAGGCCGGCCGCCGCCCTCGAAAAACTCCTTGCCGTAACGCACCGTGGCCATGCCCAGGCCGATGGTGTCGGCGTTCTGCCGGATAGGGCTGATACCGATGCGCCGATGCGAGCCGATAGCGCGCAGGTGAATCATGTCCTCTGGGGCCACGGCCAGCGGCGCACCGCCTTCATCCTGGGTCGAGTAGACCCAGCGGTTGCCGTTCTTCACCAGCTTGGTGTGTTGCGGCTCGTGCATGTCCAGCGACAGCAATTCGCCGCGACGGCTGCGCACCGTGCGCGTGTAACCGTTGCCCCACCCGAGCACATGGGCTTGCTTGGTTTCTCGCCAGCGGTAGGAGGTTTGCCAGGTGTTCGGCTCGTCGTGCAGCAGGTAATGGGCCGGGTGGTCGGTGGCCACCTCGATCCGCCCATTAACCTTGCGCAGCACGCTCAGCGGCAGCTGGGCCATGGAGCTGGACAGCACATAGATACAGGCATACACCGCCGTCAGGCGCATGGCCGAAGCCGGGCTGACGCTGATGCCATTCCCTTCGAACAGGTATTCGGTCAGCTCCTTGCTGTTCATCGGAGTGCTGGGCACTTCCAGGCTACTGCGTTGCTCAAACACCGCGCCGATGATCATTTGCGCACCATCTTGATGGCCCCTGCCAACAGCATAGAGCCACCTACCATCAGGGCCACCCCCGCCCCAAACTGGACGTAGAGGCCCGCGACAAGCAGGCAATAACCCGCCGTCCCGAGTATTTCAGGAAGCCATTTCATCGTAGGGGCTCACATAGCTAATAGGTCGTCTTCGGTCAGGCTGGCCAACAGCCCTTCCGGCTCAAATTCGCTGACCATGGCGCGGTTCATCGCCATCAGCGCGGCGACAACGCCGTCGATTTTGCGCATGTCGGTCTTGCCTTCGTCGGCCTTCATCGGCGTGATACAGCCCTTGAAGGGGCGCACCACGACGTTACCGGCCTGCCAGGCCAACACCGGGTCACTGGAGTGGCGCACACGGCCCGACAGCAGCGCCGCTTCCAGCTCACGCATGGGCAGGTTCATGCTGGAAACGCCGCCGCCCATCTCGACCACCTCGGCGCCGTCCTTCTGCAGCTGGTGGGCCAGCTGGGTGGCGCGCCATTTGTCGTAGGCCACCTCCTGCACATCGAACATCGCGGCGAACTCGCCCACCATGTCGCGCACCAGGTCGAAGTCCATTTCCTCGCCGTCGCAAATTTCCAGTAGCCCGGCGTTGGCCCAGGCCTCGTAAGCGGCCTTGTTCGGGCCGCCTCGCTCTATCGCGCCTTCGGGTAAAAACGACTTACAGAAAATCGTCCAGCGGTTGACCCACTTGCCGCTGCCCGGGACCAGCTCCACCTTGTCGAGGAACACCAGCGACACCGCGCAGATATCCGACTTGCTGGCCAGGTCAATGCCGATCCAGCAGCGTTGCCCCAGGAACTGGTCCAGGGTCAGCGTGGGGTCGCCGCACGCCTCCCAATCGGCCATGTTCAGCCAGGCTTCTTTGGCGCTTACCCAGATGTTGAGGTGCTTGGTCTTGAACGCGTTTTGCCGTGACGGGTAACGCGTGGCGTCGGCCTGGCGTTTCAGCAGGTACTCAGCCCCGACCGATACGCCGTAGTTAGGGTTGGCCTTGCGCAGCACCGCCGGGTCTTTCCAATCGTCGTCTTCGTCGATGGTGTAGATGATCCCGAACAACTCATCGTTCGGCACCGTCCCTTCTAGCTTGTCGATCACCTGGGCGCGCTGCAGGTAGCACGGCCCGGCGATGTTGTAGCCCGCCGTGGTGATGGCGAACATCATCGGCTGATCACGGGCGCCCATGCCGGTCAGCATGGTTTCGTAGAGCGCGGCCGAGGTGTGTTCGTGGAACTCGTCCACGATGGCACAGCTCGGCGATTGGCCGTCGCCAGGGTCGCCGATCAGCGGTTCGAACTTGCTTTCGTCGCCGATCACCGACAGGTTTTTTGCCGCGACCTGGATGCCGAAGGCCTCGACCAGCTCGGGCGTGCGCCGCACCATCTGCCGCGCTGGCTTGAATACCTCCCAAGCCTGCCGCTCGGTGGTCGCACCGCAATACACTTCGGCGCCGAACTCGCCATCCATGACCAGCATGTACAGGCCGACGCCGGCGGCCAGCACGCTCTTGCCGTTCTTGCGCGGCACCTCGATATAGACTTCGCGGTAGCGCCGGCGGCCGGTCTTCTTGTCGACCCAGCCGAAAATGCTGCAGAAAATGAACAGCTGCCACGGCTCAAGCTTGATCAGCTCGCGCAGCGCCGCCCATTTGCCCTTGGCGTGCGGCAGCAGCTGGATGAACACCGCCACCTGCTCGGCCGTGTCGCGGTCGAAGGTCCAGCGAAAGCCGCGTTTCTTCGACTTGGCCAGGTCATCCAGGTGCAGCTGGCAGGCACGACGCACGTACTTGCATGCCGGGATCTTGCCGGCCACCACGTCGCGGGCGTACTTGTTCGCCGCGTTTACGTTCGGGTAGCTGGCCATGTCCTAACTCACTTCGCGGCCCGCCCTCCTTTGAGCAGCAGGAACGGGTTATCGGGTTTCTCATTCCCGCCACTGCCCATCAGGCGCGCCCGGCTGGCCGGGTCCAGCCCGAGGGCAGCCCCGAAACTGGCCAACTGGCGCAACGCCTCGTTGATCACGGTGCAGGCTGGGTTTTTCTTGAGCACGCCCTTGGCGTCCACGACGGTGATGCCCTTGCTGGCCACTTCTTCCTCAGCCAGCCGCCACCGCTCATAAGCGGCGCAGAACACCGCCAGGTTGTGCGTGTCGGTGCGCGTCATGATTCCGGTCTGGGTCAACCAGGGGGCAATGGTTTCCCACATTTCCACGGCCCACCCCCCAAGCCAATCAGGGGCGTCTGGCGTATCGGCCAGCGGCGCCGGCGCGGGGCCGTCCTTCTTGAGCTTTCGCTTGCCGGGATTGCCCTGCAGCAGCTTGAGGGCGGTAGGTTTCGCGGGTCGCCCCATTGGTCAGGCCTCCCGATTTTCTGGAATGCGATTTTTTTTAATTTCGCGGGTGTGTAAAAAAGGTTGGGCGATCGGTGGAGGAAGGCGAAAGCTGCAGGGATTTTGCCCCGCCCCCCTATTTGGTCGATTTTTGACCGCTTTTCGCCGATTTTACCCGCTGGTTTTCAGCTTCAATCAACGCCGCCAGATGGCGCAAAGGAGACTCAGGCACGCCATGAGTGGCGTGCAAAAAGGCGTCGATTGCGACCAACAACTCACGAAAAACACGCGAAATCAGCTCTGGAATGCCTCGCTCAAGCATGTTTTTGCGTGCAAACAGTGCTCGATCCAGATGCCACTCACCGTGACGAATCAACTCAGCACTACCATTGCGCTTGAGCGCCCTTTCACGCAGGCGCATAGCCTCACGCACCAGGCTGACGACCTTGGCGCGCTCGCGCCGATTCGGCTGCCGTCTTGAGCTTGTGGCAGTCTGTATTGATGGCGAACAGGTTGGACGGGTCATTACTTCCCCCTTCGGACTTCGGTATGCGGTGGTCGACTTCTCCAGCCGGCAGGCGCCGGCCATTGCAGTCAGGGCACTGACACAGGTAGCGGTCACGCTTAAGCACAGCCTTGGCCAGCTTGCGCCACTCCCAGCCGTACCCGCGCTGCTCAGCCGTGCCACGGGCCGGACTATTCCAGCCGATGGCCAGCGAGGCATGGGCCTCGCAATAGCCGTGGCTACTGCTGGTCTTGCCCGAGCACATAGGCGCTCGACAGGGCCGCTTGGCTTTCGGTGGCATGCGCTAACTCTCCACCTTCTTGCTCATGAATCGGTCCGAGTACTCGCGCAGCTTGTCCACGCCCATGAACCCGACCATGCAACCAGCAAAGACTGAAAGGTTTGCTGGTAGCGCGAAGTACTCCAGCACCGGCAGCAGACTAATCGCGATGAGTCCGCAGAGCGCTCCCTCAAGTACAACCTTGCGACCTCGGCCACCGCCATAAACTACTCGGCACATAGCCACGGCAGCGGCAATGCCGCCGGTAGCTAGCTGTGGCTGATGTGCGATCAACCACGCAAGCACAGCGGCCCAAAGGCCTGGATCCTTCTCGGGCATGTTTGGCATCTCGATTCCTCCCGTTGCGGGGAGCGCAATTAATGGAGCAAGCTCGCCGGATGGCGAGCCCTGCAAATAGTGTGAGGAACTTCCCCCTCGGTCCGTTGAGGCTACCCGCGAAGCACAAGCGAGGTGCGAGCGCATCAACTGCCGCTGTTCTTGGCCACGTAGGACTATCGGCTACGGCGCGGCTAGGCCCCGCCCGAAGGCCTGCCCTACCCAAGGCAAAATATTTACAACACAAATGTTTATTCTAAACACAAATGTTGATATACTTGCCCCATCAACAGAGACAAAGGAGAGTTGATGAAGTACAGCGAATTCCGGCGATGGCTGGAGGCCAAGGGGGTCGAATTCTCGAAGGCGGCAAGCGGTAGCCACTTCAAGATCAGATACCAAGGCAAGCAGACAATCTTCCCCTTCCATGGATCGAAAGAGATTGGCGAAGGACTCAGGAAGGAAATCATCAAGCAACTGGGCCTCAAGTGAGGCCCCACTTGCCGGAACGCAACACGGATCAACTCCCAATGGAGGAACCCATGTACGACTACAAAATCGTGGCCCACGAAGAAAACGGGCATTACTGGTCGTCCTGCCCGGACGTGCCAGAGGCTCACAGCGCGGGGGATACCCTTGAAGAACTGCTCGAAAACGCAGTTGAGGGGATCACCCTGGCGCTGTCGATCTATGTAGAGCGGCGGCAGCTCCTGCCCGAGGTTACCAATCGCGGTGATCACGTCGTCCGCCTTCCAGTAATCACCGTGGCAAAAGGGCTGCTGTGGGACATGATGCTTCGACGCAACATGACCCGCACTGACCTGGCAGAACAGCTGCGGATCTCGCCGACGGCAGCAGGCCGCTTGGTTGACTTCGAGCACACCTCGAAACTGGAAAGCCTCGAGAACGCCCTGCAGCTGTTCGGCTTGCGCCTTGAAGTCAATGCCGTACCGTCCTACGCCGTAGGCACCACTCCTCATCCTCGCATGGGTGTGCAGCCATAACGCAAAAACCCCGGCTCAATGGCCGGGGTTTCTCTGTGTCACGGTGCGTTGCAAGCTGGACACGCTGCTATAGAAACAGCCCTATTCCGCGCGTGCAACAGTTTTTTACGCAGCTTCTCGCAATCGATCTAGGGCGCAGTCGATCCACCCTACCCCGGTCTTGATCAGCTGCCGCGCGCTGGCTTCGCTCATCTGGTACTTGCTGCCGATCCGCTTGGCCGGCCACTTCGCGCCGTAGTACAGCCAGATGAAGTCGCCCATCTGTTTGTCCCGCGCGCACAGCCTGGCCACGGCCCCGTCAACCGCCATTGCCAGCTCATCCGTGATCGCGTAACCCTTAGACTTAGACGGCGTCGCATCCCTCATCAACGCCCAGGCCGGAGAGACGTAGCTCGGCACGCCCATTCCATCCATTCGCCACAAACCCCACTGCTCAAGCATCTGTTCGGTATCCCCCAGCGGCAGGCGAATCGGTTTCCTTGTATTCATGCAGCCCTCCGGGGCGTTGGGTCAGTGTCCAGGCCGAACAGCTCGCACAGGAGCTTGTAGGCGTGCTTGTTCTTGGCGCCGCCCTGGATGATCCAGGCCTTGGCGAACTGCTCGAACCCCTGCGCGGCTCGGGATCCGTGCCAGTCGGCCACGATATCCATCAGGGCCGCCGAAGCGATCCGGCCATTGGTCCGGTCCAGCAGGATGCGGTTGCCCTGCTTGAGGAACTCCCGCTCGACGGGGGTCAGGTTCTTGCGCGGCAGGGCCGCAGTTACGTTACTCATGGCCGTCTCCCGGCTTGATTTCTTGAATGTGCATCCTCCCTTGGGATGGATGCTCTAAGGCGCTGCAAGCCGCGCCGCTGTTGGCCTCATCGCTTGCAGCCCCGGTTTTGTGTCCCGGCAATGTCCCGGTGTGGATAGCGGAGAAACCCTGCTGATCGAGGTGGTCGTGCCAGGCCTCAAGGGCGCGGCGCTTCAACCCCTCCAGCGTGGTGTGGATGTAGGTCGCATCGAGGTCCTTCATGGCGTGGTTCAGCAGCTGCTCGCCGACCATGTAGTCCACGCCAAGGTCGGTCCAGGCGGTGCGCGCCACCTTCCTGAGGTCATGGCTTGACCACTCACCCTTGGCCAGCTCGGTGAACAGGGTGTTGGCCTTGCTCGGGCTCAGCGGTGCGCCGTAGCTGCCGGGGAACAGCAGCGGGCCGGTGTAGCCCTGGGCAGCCTGGTGGTCCCGGTACCGGCGCAGCAACGCGCAGGCCTGGGTGGTCAGCGGCAGCGTGTGCTCGGCCTTGGTCTTCGTATCCGGGGCCGGGATGAACCAGCGTCCGGCATTGAGGTTGACGTTGCGCCAGCGCGCCAGCCGGGTCTCGCCCAACCGGGAACCGTGGCACAGCATCATCAGCGCCAGCATGCAGCCCGGGGCCTGGGCGTCGAAGCGCTCGGCCAGCACCACCAGCAGGCCCGGCACATCGTCCCCACGCAAGCGCGCAGGCTTCGGCTTGATCCGGGTCCGCACGAAGTCGGTGAACTTGAGCCCCGCCACCGGGTTGATCGCCAGCATGTCCAGGCGCAGGGCCTGCCGGAACGAGACGGACAGCACGCCATAGACCGATCGCACGAAGGACAAGGCGTAACGCTCCTGCATCGGCCACATCAGGCGCTGGTCGATGGCTGCCTTGGTGACGTCGACCAGCAGCAGGTCGCCCAGCCTCGGCACTAGGTGGCGATCCAGCGCCGACTTGGCACTGGCCTTTCGCTTGGCGGACAGGCCACGGTCCCGGTCCATGCGGTCGCGGTACCACGCCAGCACGTCGCCCACCGTGGCCCAGCTGGTGGTGGTGGACTTGGCGCTGGCATCAGCAGCCCGGCGCGCCAGGATCGCCGGCAACGTGGCCAGCATGGTCTTGGTGTTGATCCCGGGGTAATCCCCGGCCTTGCCCCAGATCTGGCGAAACACCACATGCCACGCGCCCCGGGAGCGGTCGATGGTTGAATACCGGAACCGCAGTTCGCGGTGCCGGGTGTCGCGCAGCTGCCTGGCCTCCCCGGCGGCGTGCCGGCGGATCTCGGCATCGCTGAGGGTGACCGTCAGGGTTTTAGAACCGCTCATGGGCGCCTCCCTTGTACCGCTGGGCATAGCTGCCCCGCCCCGCCTCGATCTCGTCGTCGCTCGGCATCGAGCCGGAAAGGTTCGCGAAGCGGCCGTACTGGCCCTCCTGTTGCACGATGCAGCTGCCGACGCGGGCATGGCGGCACTTGGTCATCAGGATCTCGGTGAGGCCGTTCTGGCCCTCCTCGCTGTCCATGTCGCGGT